AAAGATAAGCGAACACCTGAGCAAGATCGTTCGTATGGATACTTTGATCGATTGGTTGGTAATCTAAAGAAACTCTTGGCGAAGGTTCCAGGAGGACGTACAAGACTTGCATCGTTCGCTGCAGCGTTGTTACTGTTAAGAGAAGAAGTTGATAACCCTGACGATATTGATTATCTTGAAGAGCGTTTGACGCACTATATGGATGAAGCGAAGATATTAATTGAGGAAGTACCAACCAACATCGCTGGATCAGGTAAAATTGCAGGCATCGGCGTTGGACCTGATGGTGAACCAGGAATGCCTCCTGCTGCTTGGAATAAGTGGAAGAAAAAGAATAAAGTACAAGCAAAAGAAGTTGTGAAGAAAATTAAAAGCAAGATGAGGGAGCAGTGATGCCATATTTGTTTATCCTTTTATTGTTAAGCGGTATTGGCGGCGGTGCATATTATTACTACACTGACACACAAAAGACGATTGCTCAACTGCAACAGAATAATGCTTTACTAGAAGTTGCTTCACAAACTAATCAAGAAACTATGACTCGTCTTCAAGAAGACTTTGCTGCTGCTCAAGAAAATATGATTGCTTTACAAGAAAGAGCAAAAGAAGCGGAACAGTATCAAGACGAGTTAATAAATAAATTAAGAAGGCATGATCTGACTGCCCTGACTATGAAGAAACCAGGATTGGTTGAGAAGAGAGTAAACAATGCTACAGCGAAAATTTTTGAACAACTTGAAATCGACAGCGGTAAACCAGAAGAACCTGTGGACTCTCGCCCTCCTGTTGACGATCTCTAGTCTAGTTGGTTGCGGAAGTATACAAGAGAAAGTTGTTTTAAAGACCGACTATGTTGTAAAAGAAATACCTTTACAACCTAGACCAAAACCATTAAATTTACATCGTGTGAGGTTTCACGCGGTGACGCCTGAGAACTTAGATGAGTTCTTAGTTAAGTACGAAGAAATAAATGGCGATGTTGTATTCTTCGCTATTAGTGTGCCAGACTATGAAAATTTGTCATTGAATGTTGCTGAGATGAAACGGTTTATCAATCAACAAAAAAGTTTGATTATATACTATGAAGAAAGTATTGGTAAAATGGAAGAGGATCTTCCTGCTGATACTGAAGAAGTCATTAAAGACACGGAAACAAATACATTCAAATCATTTTTAGACAAGGTAGTAGATTAAAATGGCAGAATCACAAGCAAGCAGACTCGATCGTATCGAGGAAAAAATAGATAAGTTATCAGATGCGATGATCTCTCTTGCTCGCGCAGAAGAAAAGTTAATTGCTATTGAGAAAAATAATCATGCAAACTTCGAGCGCATGAATCGTTTCTCGCAGAAACTTGATCATATCGAAAAGAAAGTCGAAGACAACGCAAAGACGGTCATGATTATCAATCGTCTTTTCTGGTTAGCAGCAACTACAATTGCCGGATTAATTATTTCGCAGCACTATATGTAAATGTCTTTACATTCTTGGTGATTGCGGTATAATCACTATGTGACTGTTGAAAGGTTTATATTATGTGGCTTGAGCAAAAATACATTGGTATGTTATCCAATCGTTTAGATCGCTTCAAGAGAATCAATCGAAATACGTTTAACTTCCGTTGCCCTATCTGTGGCGACTCTCATAAAAATAAGTCTAAAGCACGCGGATTTATTTTTGCAAAAGATAATGGTGGTTTCTTATACCATTGTCATAACTGTAACATCACGCTTGATCTAGATGCGCTGATAAAACAACTCGACCCATCATTATATAGTGAGTTCGTCAAAGAGCGTTTGATGGACAAGTATAATGGTCAAATTCAAGAGCGCGAAAAATCTGCTGGGGAAATTTTTGCAGATAAAATGAAGAAACCCAACTTCATTCGTTTTTCCTCTTTATTAAACCTTAAGAAAATATCACAGTTGGAATGGAATCATCCTGCTAAGCAATATATCGAAGCACGAAAAATTCCTACCAAATCTCATAGTAAACTTTTCTATGCTCCTAAGTTTAAACAATGGGTCAACACAATATTACCAAACAAGTTTTCTAGCGTTGACCAAGATGAACCAAGATTAATCATTCCTTTCATTGACGAAAATAAAAATTTGATTGGTGTACAGGGGCGATCCTTTGATCCTAATTGCGACCTGCGTTACATCACAATCATGCTTGATGATAAACATCCAAAAATTTTTAATCTAGATGATTGCGACCGTACCAAAACGCACTATATATTTGAAGGACCAATTGATAGTATGTTCGTTCAGAACTCTATTGCTATGGCAGGTGGATCTATCGATTGGAATTTTGTTAATGAAAATTCAGTGTTCGTCTATGATAATGAACCTCGCTCTGTGGAAACAATCAAAAAAATCTCAAAGGTAATTGACAAGAATTACAAGGTTGTCATATTCCCCGAATATATCTCAGAAAAAGATATTAATGACATGATATTGAGACATAAAAACATTGACATTCAGAGCATGTTACGCCAGAATATATCTTCTGGTCTAGAATCTAAAATTCTATTAACAGCATGGAAAAGAGTATGAAAGAACAAGTGAATATTTCTCAGTTTTTTAATGAAGAAAATAAAAGAAGGGCGACCGTGAGTAAAGACGAGTACCACTATATTGTTCGTTGTTATGAGAGAGAAGAAATTAAGTTCGTCGAACTCCTAGAAAATAAATCAATTCACTACGCAGAAGACCTCGCCGAAAATTTTGTTGAGGGATACGGAGCATTTAAAGTTGGAAATACAAGTAACTAAAAGAAACGGGCAGAAAGAGCAACTTGACCTAGAGAAGTTTCATAAAGTTGCAAGTTTTGCCTGTGACGGATTGGCGGGAGTCTCAGTCTCCGATCTTGAAATTAAAACACATCTTCAAGTCTATAATAATATTAAGACGGTAGACATTCAAGAGACCTTAATTAAAGCAGCGTCGGAACTGATCTCTGAAGAGGAACCAAACTATCAGTATGTTGCTGGACGGTTGATTAATTATGGACTTCGCAAAGAAGTTTATGGTCAGTTCCAACCGCCGGAACTTGAAGATCATATTAATACGAACATTCAAAGCGGATACTATGATTCGATCCTTATAGAAAGTTATACTCCTGACGAACTTGAATATCTGAATACAAAGATTGATCATAACCGTGACTTTGATTTAACCTATGCCGCCATGGAGCAAATGCGCGGAAAGTATCTGGTGAAGAATCGATCCAACGGCGAGATATACGAAACGCCTCAAATGGCAATGATGTGTATCTCAATGGCGTTATTTCATAAATATACTGACGATAGGTTGAAATGGGTCGTCGATCTCTATAATGCACTTTCTTCATTCGATATCAGTCTGCCAACTCCAATTATGGCAGGTGTTCGAACTCCGCAACGTCAATTCTCATCTTGCGTATTAATTGAAACAAGCGATGATCTTGACTCAATTAATTCAACAGCATCTTCAATTGTTAAGTACGTCTCACAGAAAGCAGGGATTGGTATTGGCGCTGGAAGCATTCGTGCTTTGGGTAGTCCTATTCGCAATGGCGATACCAGTCACACTGGTGTTACTCCCTTCTTTAAGTATTTCCAAAGTGCCGTCAAATCATGCTCTCAGGGCGGTGTTCGCGGTGGCGCTGCTACTCTCTATTATCCCATATGGCATCTTGAGATCGAAGATATGCTCGTTCTTAAGAATAATAAGGGTACTGAAGACAACCGAGTCCGACACCTAGACTACGGTGTGCAGTTTAACAAGGTTATGTATGAGCGATTGCTCACAGGTGGCGATATCACTTTATTCTCACCGCATGATGTTCCTGATCTATATGACGCATTCTTTGTTGACGTTGATAAGTTCCGCGAACTGTATGAGAAGTATGAGCGCAAGAGTTCAATTCGTAAGAAGTCTATTCCTGCGGCAGAACTCTTCAGTATGTTTGTGCAAGAGCGAAAGGATACTGGTCGCATTTACTTAATGAATGTTGATCACGCGAATGATCATGGCGCATTCTTAAAAGAGAAAGCACCGATCCGTCAGTCAAATCTTTGCTGTGAAATCAATCTACCAACAAAACCGCTGAAAGATATCAATGACCCTGATGGTGAGATCTCGTTATGCACTCTCGCAGCGATTAACTGGGGCAAGATTCGTAAACCTGAAGACTTTGAAAAACCTTGTACTCTAGCAGTACGTGCGCTTGATGCTCTACTTGATTTTCAAGATTACCCTGTCGTTGCTGCAAAGTTAAGCACAATGAATCGCCGACCACTTGGTGTCGGTATCATTAACTTCGCATATTGGATGGCAAAAAATGATTCAACCTATCAAGATCCCAATCTAGAATTAATTGATACATATGCTGAAGCATGGAGTTATTATCTAATTAAGGCAAGTGCTGATCTGGCACTTGAGTTTGGTGCTTGTCCTCTAAGCGATCAAACGCAATATGGTATGGGCATCACGCCGAATCAAACGTATAAAGCAGATGTTGATGAATTAGTCAAACCAGCGATTCGTATGGATTGGAAAACACTGCGCAATCAAATGGCACTGTATGGTATTCGTAACTCTACACTCATGGCGCTAATGCCCTCTGAGACCTCCGCACAGATCTCCAACAGTACAAACGGAATAGAACCTCCCCGTTCCTTAGTCTCTGTAAAACAATCAAAGGACGGAGTGCTCAAGCAGGTTGTGCCGAGTATACAGCGACTGAAGAATAAGTATGACTTGCTATGGGATCAAAAGTCACCAGAAGGTTATCTGAAGATTATGGCAGTACTTCAGAAGTATATTGACCAAGGAATTTCAGTCAATACTTCGTACAATCCCCTTCATTATCCTGAAGAAAAAATTCCAATGTCTGAGATGTTAAAACACGTTTTGATGTTTTATAAGTATGGAGGCAAACAACTTTATTACAACAACACGTTCGATGGCGCAGGTGAGATTGAAGAAACATCTACCCCTGAAGTTACCCCTGAAGTTACCCCTGATGATGACTGCGAAAGTTGTAAAATCTAAATTAACGGAGGCAGATTAAGTGTCTGTATTTAACACTAAAAAGGTAGATGCAACAACACAACCAGCATTCTTTGGTGCACCTGTAAACATTGCTCGGTATGACAAACAGAAATACAATATCTTTGAGAAACTGACAGACAAGCAATTAGGATTCTTTTGGCGTCCTGAAGAAGTTGATGTCAGTCGTGACAGTAAAGACTTCAAGGCATTGACTGATCATGAGCGACATATCTTCACTAGCAATCTGAAGAGACAAATCCTACTTGACTCAGTACAGGGGCGTGGACCAACAGAAGCATTTTTGCCAATCTGTTCTCTGCCTGAACTTGAGAACTGGATTGTCACTTGGTCATTCAGCGAAACAATTCACTCTCGATCTTATACACACATCATTCGAAACGTATACAGCGATCCAAGTGCTGTGTTCGATGGTATGTTAGATATTCAAGAGATAGTTGATTGTGCGGGTTCTATTTCGAAATATTATGACGATCTGATACAAAATCCTACGAAAGAATCTTTGTGGTTATGTCTGAATGCAGTAAACGCACTTGAAGGCATTCGTTTCTATGTTTCGTTTGCTTGCTCATGGGCATTCGCTGAGTTGAAGAAGATGGAAGGCAATGCGAAGATCATCAAGTTTATTGCGCGCGACGAGAACGTCCACCTCGCTTCAACGCAACAGTTAATCAAACTCCTACCCAAAGAAGATAAAGACTTTGCTCGCATTGCTGAGGAGCACAGAGAAAAGGTTATGGAGATCTTTGAAGATGTAGCGAACCAAGAAAAGCAATGGGCAAAGTATCTGTTCAAAGACGGCACGATGATTGGACTCAATGAAAATCTACTTTCTGAGTATGTTGATTGGATTACAAATAAAAGAATGTATGCTATTGGACTATCAAGTAACCGTGGCGGCAGCAATCCACTGCCTTGGACACAAAAGTGGATTAGTGGGGGTGAGGTGCAAGTTGCTCCTCAAGAAACAGAAATCACATCATATGTGATTGGTGGTATTAAGAAAGACTTGGATGAGTCTACATTTAAAGGATTCTCATTATAATGAAAAAGAAAAGAATCAATTGTCAATCGTGTGAAACGAAAACCGACATCATCGTTTGGGAAGCGAATATGCCGGAAGAAGAAGTTGAATTGAGTTTCTGCCCTGTATGCAGTGCGCATATAGATGACTTCGATATGTATATTCAGGACGAAGAATGAGTTATCCCAATCCTTGGTTGTATCAAGGAGAAGTATTTGAGACAGAAATGATTGGTGACTATTATGGTTTCGTCTATCTACTACACAATCAATCTACCGAAAAGTTTTATGTTGGTAAGAAATTTTTCTGGTCATCAAAAATACTCCCAGTGACAAAGACTCGTAAGCGAAGAAAGAAAACGAAAGTTGAGTCAGACTGGAAAAAGTATTATGGTTCTAACACGCAATTAAAAGGCGAGATAGAAGAAAAAGGTATTGACATTGTATCCCGAAATATATTATGGTTATGTAATACAAAGACTCAATGCGCATACTATGAGTTGGTTGAGCAGGTCAATCGACGTGTTTTATTGAGTGATAAGTATTATAATGACTTTATTGGTGGCAAGATCACCGGAAGATTTTTAACTGAGATAAAACAAAATGATCAAGATATACTCTAAACTTGGATGTTCTTATTGCGTAGCAGCAATTCGTTTGGCAGAAATGAAAAACAAAGAATATCAAGAAATTAAAATTGGAGAGGATATTAGTCGCGAAGAGTTTGTTGAAAAATATCCTGAGGTTGCAACAGTTCCAGCAATCTTCATTGATGATGAATTTATTGGTGGGTTTAAAGAATTGAAGATGAGGATTCAATAATTATGCAGGAACGAGTAACACGCATTAAGAAAACTGGTGAGATTGTATATCCAGTTGGACCGGCAGACAGTATGCACACATATTGTCTTTTCAAACATCCGAGGCGAACTAAGAAAGGCAACGTTGCCGATATTCGCCCAGTAAAGAATGATCATTTAACTCGAGACGGTGAAGTATAATGGCAGAAATTTGTGATGGCGTTTATTTGACAAACGATACAAACGTAAATTCGAAAGGCGGCACTGAGCGACTGACTCAAGAACTTGCCAAACGAGCAGACTCTGACCTCCTGAAAGAATGTCAGATTATCTCATCCCGTATTCGTAGCGACCTACAAGAAGATAAGATTCGCATTTTCTGGGCGCACGATCTTCCTAATGATCCTGAGTCCGAGTTCCTAAAAGACAGGCATATGGTAAACAGTTCTCATCTATTTGTTTTCGTTTCTAACTGGCAGATGCAAGCATACATTAACACGTATCAGTTACCATGGTCGAAGTGTATTGTAATGTTAAATGCTATCGACCCAGTTGAAGAACACAAGAAACCTGATGACGGCAAGATTAATTTAATTTATCACTCCACTCCGCACCGAGGATTGGACATTTTAGTTCCGGTGTTTATGAAGTTATCTGAAAAGCACGATAATATTCATTTGAACGTATATTCTTCTTTCGAGATTTACGGTTGGAAAGAACGCGATCAACAACACACCGAACTGTTTGACTTGATTAACAGTCATGCTCATATGACTAATCATGGTTCAGTTCCTAATCGTGAAATTCATGAGGCACTCCAGAACTCACATATTCTAGCATATCCTTCTACTTGGCCAGAAACTTCTTGTATGGTTCTTATGGAAGCGATGTCTGCTGGTTTGGTTTGTGTACACTCTAACTATGCTGCTCTTTATGAAACTGCGGCAAATTGGACTCAGATGTATCAGATACATGAAGATAAAGCGAAACACGCAGGAGTGTTTTATAATATGCTAGACGCTGCAATTACACACTACAACCAACCTGTAATGCAGTCTCGCCTTTCTCCAATGCAAAGTTACGCAAATGTTTTCTACACTTGGAATGGACGCATTGCTCAATGGAACTCTCTACTGAATTCTCTGATTCGAAGCGTTGACGATCGGTCAATACCCAAAGAGACTTTCAGTTATAAAGTCGGGTGAGTTATGAATGCAAACTGCGTGAGTAATGTTATTCGATTTCCTGTCGAGAAAAGATTACAAGCAATTAATGCAGAAGAAGAAGTTGGACTAGAAATAATTGAAAATTATGTTGATGATTTGACTTCTGATGTTCTTTCTTCTTTCATCGAGTCGGGATATCCCGTTGAAGGTGATGATTATATACAGGACATATCCCTTGTATTTGAGTCAATCCGATCGCTAACCTTCAAGTCCAACAGTATCTGGCATCCTGTTCAAGACCTTGCAGATACTATGTATGCGGATGCGGTCAGATTAATTACTGATGATCGTCAATTATCTCTTGACTTTGGTGAAGAAAAAGAATAATATTATAAAAAATGATTAGGAAAATATCATGATTATTGTTGATATGAACCAAGTGATGATTGCTTCTTTAATGGCATCACTACGTGGACAACCGCATGTTGAAGAAAATTTAATACGGCATATGGTTTTAAATACTCTCCGAGTCAATCGACTCAAATTTAAAGATCAGTTTGGTGATATGGTTATCGCTTGTGACGATAAGAACTATTGGCGCAAACAGATCTTTCCTTACTATAAAGCAAGTCGCAAGCAGATGCGTGAAAAGTCTCCCCTTGACTGGAACGCAATCTTTCAAACCTTGAATAAGATACGAGACGAGATTCGAGACAACTTCCCTTATCCTGTAATCCGTGTTGAGTCTGCTGAAGCAGATGATATCATTGCAACTTTCTGCCATGAGAATGGTCGAGAGTTGGGCGGTGATCCCATTCTGATCCTCTCAGGCGACAAAGACTTTATGCAACTTCAGAAGTATGCGAATGTGAAACAGTATGACCCTGTACGCAAGCGATTCCTTGAATGCTCTGATCCAAATAAGTTTTTGGTTGAGCATATCCTTCGTGGCGACAGTGGTGATGGTGTTCCCAACTTCCTTTCTTCTGATGACACTTTCGTCAGCAACTCTCGTCAAAAGCAACTGCGACAAAAAGTCATTGATCAAATTCTTTCAGCTGACTGGCCAGAAGATTGGACAGGTATGAATGAAGAATTGATTCGAAACTTTAATCGCAATCGTTTGCTGATTGACCTCGACCGAGTTCCTGATGAAATACGCGATGAAGTGAAAACACAATATCAGCAGCAGTCTGAAAAGGATCGCTCTAAGTTGTTTAATTATTTCATCAAAAATAAACTCAAGCACATGATGGAAAATATAAACGAGTTCTAATATGAAACTACCATTGATTGATACTATCTTCACTGATCTCGAGAAAACTTCGGGTCGCAAAAATAAAGTCAATTTTCTTCGGAGTCATCGACCAAATAACTTAATGCTTCGATTGTTAAAGTACACATTTGATCCGAACATTGAGTTTGATTTGCCTGAAGGTGCTCCACCATATAAAGAAAATGACGTCATTGACGAAGATGATTCAGGACTATACGCTGAAGACCGTCGACTGTATTTGTTTATCAAGGGTGGTAATCCTGATCTAAAACCAGTGAAGAGGGAAATGCTTTTCATTGAATTGTTGGAGAACATAAACCCGAAAGAGGCGAAGGTGCTTCTTGCAGTAAAAGATAAGAAGTTACCATACAAGGGATTAACAAAGAAACTGGTAGAGGAGGCATTTCCAGGACTGCTATGAGTAAGACGAAAGGGGATCGTTTGTACAACGAACTGCGGCGCGAAGAGCGTAAGAAAAAGCAAAGAGTAGATCATGGTGAAGAACTGAAAGAAAAGAGCATAAAGAATGCTTTACGTTCAAATAATCTTAATGATTTGCTATCGTTCAACGACTACATTAAATAAATACTAATATGCCTGTTTATAATTTTCGCGACAACGACACGGGCGAAACGTCCGAAGTCACTCTGAAGATTGCAGAACTTGATTCCTTCAAGTCTGAAAATCCTCATCTCTCACAAGTTCATTTATCCGCACCCCGATTATCCAGAGACGATGGTAAACAAAAACCTGACGATGGTTTTCGGGATGTACTTCGTTCAATCAAAAAAGCATCAGGGAGGGGAGCAAACATCAACACCTTTTGATATGTATTTGGCGAGTAAGTTACTAACATAAACCCAAAACATAAGGCACGAAATATGGCACTTTCAAAGAAACAAAGACGGTCACTGAGAAGGCAAGGTATTCTGGATGATCGTGAAAATGTTCCATCGAGAGGCATGAAATTACGTGAGATAAAACCTAAAACCCAAAACCAGCAGGAAGTCTTCGAACAATACGATAACGAAAAGCACGTCCTGTTACATGGTTCGCCAGGAACTGGCAAAACATTCCTATCGCTATATCTAGCACTATACGATCTGTTCGAGTATCAAGACAATTCAAAGGATAAAATTGTAATCGTCAGATCAGCACAACCATCGAAAGACATAGGATTTCTACCAGGAAAAGAAACCGAAAAGATGGCAAACTACGAAGCACCCTATAAAAGTATCTGCGCAGAATTGTTTAACAGAGGAGATGCATATGATATTCTGAAGCAGAAGGGCATCGTAGAATTCCAATCAACCTCATTCCTTCGCGGAACAACAATCGACAATGCCATTATCATACTTGATGAAGCACAGAACCTGTCATACATGGAATTAAAAACTGTATTGACAAGGGTAGGTGATTCAAGTAGAATAGTTGTATGTGGAGATATACTTCAAGATGACCTCACTAGCAGCAGATATAATCAAGAGTCTGGACTTGAGGGAATCATGAGAATCTTTAAGAGAATGAATTCTATGGCGCACATAGAATTCGGTATTGACGATATTGTTCGCAGCGGATTTGTTCGCGAGTTTATTATCGCCGAACACGAACTAGGAGCATTCAATCCAAGGGAGATGCTAAGAGCAGTATAATGAAAACTTTTGATTATGAATTGTTTGAGGAAATAACACTCAAACGTGTGAACGAAGATGGAAAGCGACTGTATCAAACACCAACAGGAGAGAAATACCCATCAGTCACTACAGTCCTTTCCTACTTCTCTCGAAAGGGGATCGCCGCGTGGAGAAGAAGAGTTGGCAACGAGGAGGCAAATAAAATATCCACGCAAGCAGCAGGTTTCGGTACGGCGATGCATGATATCGCTGAAAAATATACTCTCGGTACATTAATAGAGAAAGAAGCAAACCCGATCGCCCTTTCTTCCTTTCGCACCATACAACCTTATCTTGATGAGAACGTCGATAAGATCTATGGTATTGAGTTGCGTATGTATTCTCATGAATTAAAAACTGCAGGGACGGCAGACTTAATCTGCCGATACGCAGGTAAAAATACGTTGCTCGACTTCAAAACTTCTCGCCGCCGAAAGACGCGCGACGACATCACCACCTACTTCATGCAATGTGCTGCTTATGCGATCATGGTCAAAGAGCGTTATGACGTTGATATTGAACAGGCAGTTATCCTCATGGCAATCCGAGACGACAACAATCCTGAGATATTTGTCGAGGATATTCAACCGTGGATACGCATGACCCGTAAATTCTTTGATCTCCATAATCGGGGACTGCTAAGTTATTGATTTATAACGACTTTTTCAAACTTTACTTTGGATCCTGATTGCGGGATAATAGGTGTTCTGTTTGAGGAGGCGACTTCATGATTTCAGTAGTAGACAACACCCTAACCGCGATCAAAAGCGAGATTAAAAGACTCAAGAATTTAGGTTATAAGGTAACCGAAGTCATCATTTTCGCAGGTATTATAGTTTACGAAGAAGCGTAAGTTATTGATTTTATTAGAGTTTTTCAAACTTTACTTTGGACCCTGATTTCAGTATAATGGTTGTATTGATTAAGGAGAAAGGCATGATTAGTTTTGTTTCTGTTTGTGAAGGTCGTATTGAGTTGATTGATCATAATGGTGATTTTGTTGCTTCTTATCGCAGTCCTGCGGTAATCGCCGAAGCAATCATGGAAAACGGTGGACCTGATCGCGTGATCTATAAGTCTTCAGACTGGGACTTCGCGACCGAATTCGGTTTCGACTCTCAAGAAGAGTTAGAAGGCATCTGGAAAAAAGTTTGCGATTATCTGTAAGGAGAGTGATATAATGATCTTCACCAACAACCGTTGTTTCGCAGGTCACCGTCGAGTTGAGGAAGTCAACGAACTCCTCACCGTTCCTGGGATGACCATGGAGTTGGCAGAGAAGTATTCACAATACCTCGCGCGAAAACAGCAGGTAAAAAAGACTGGTCGGTCAAACGGTTCCTATCGGGACTCAAACCGTCAGAAGGTGTATCAGTCTGAGTGGGCATTTCAAAAGCAGGTTCAGATTAAACAGTTTGACACCTTCAAGGACGCCGAGCGTCGCCTCAAGCAGATCCTCAACTCTAAATTGTGGAAGGAACTCGCTGGCGGCAAGTTTGTTTACCTTGAGCAGAAACGCGATATGGGTGGGCGCAGTCGAACTGCTGGTCGTGCTCACTACGGTGGCAAGATTGACCTTTGCCCCACTCACGGCATGGATGAGTACACCCTGCTCCACGAACTCGCCCATCAAGCAGGTGCAATGCACCATGACGTGAAGTTCCGGAAGATCCTACTTCGCCTTGTGTCGCGATTCATGGGCACTGAGGCAGCGTCTATTCTGAAGAAGGAGATGCGCTCACGGGGATTGAAACTCACCCTGAACACGTCTGTGAAGTCCCCTGAGGACTGGTTGAAGTCCTATCTCAAGGTATCTGCGGCACGTTCTGCAGTGGGTCGGTCGTAAGTCATTGATTTTATTAAAGAAAATTCGATTTGATTTTGGAACCCGATTTTAGTATAATGGTTGTAAGTTGAGAAAA